TCAAACCCCTGTTCTTGCGCTCTCTGCTTCCTAGCAGCCTGAGACATATCCAAAGCTCCTTCTGCCGCTCTCGCCGTTGATGCTCCCGGCACAAAAGGCAACACCCCAGCCAAAGTAAGCGCGGCGTTGCCAAGAGTCCTTTCCTCCGGCCTTGTGGCGTACATGGCAGCGTCGGCAGCCAATCCAGCGATGTCACCCGCAACAGGAACCGCTGATAACGGAACGGCCATACCACCCAGCATATCGGCCATTGCCTGGCCTGCTGTTTTCGTCGGAGCTTGCGGAACGAACGGCTCCATGCCGATCCGCGCCCGCCTTGCGTTCATCCTTTCCCGCTGAAGGTTTCTCAGTGCTGACTCGGCCATTTATCGCCTCACGAATGGATTTAGCGCCGACACTACTTTCAACTGGTTATCCAGAGCCTGACCTTGCGTTGCCACCTGATCGCGCTGAATCTTCGCGCCTGCTTCCTGCGCTTTGATCTGCGTATTCATCCTATTTGTTTCAGCGTTAAATGCATCCAGTTGCAGGTTGGCTTGGTCAGACTGCAACCCAGCAGCCATCTTCTGCGCCTCGAGTTGAATCTTCGCCGTTTCTAGCTGAAGTTTCTGAAGCTCGACCTGTGCGCGCAATTGTTCAGCTTGCGCTTTCATTGACTCTGCCTGTGCAAGAACCATTGCTGGGTCTTGTGCCTGGCCCTGCATGGCTTGTCGCTGCGCGATCTGCGCCCTTTCCTCGTCGGTCATCTGCGATTCAGGAATCACGCCCTGCGCGATCATCTGAATACGTCTACGCTCCGCGAGCGCATCAGCGACCGGCGATACCACATTCTTCAGCAGCAAATCACCGCCCAACTGAAGAATCGTCGGATCAACCTGCGCAAGATCAAGCATCGTTTTCAGCGTCTGCTCTTGGCGGTTTCTGAATGATGGCCCAGCCTTACAGATTACATCGTACGTCCCTTGTGACAGGTCGTTTACCTTAACCACCTTGCCTGTCTGACTGTCAATCACCTCTTGATTGATTGACTTCATTTCAGTTGATCCGTCCATGTACATCAACCGCATCTGGCGTTGATTGTCATAAACCTTCGGTATTGCCGAAACAAGAATCTTGCCAGTCTGTGCAATGGCTATTTCGAGAGCTTGAAAATATTTATGTGTGCCGTTATCGCCTTTGTTCTGAAGCCTCTCAATCGCTACCCCAGATTGCAGGCCGGGGTTGTCACCCATATTGGAGGCGAACATCCCAGCCGACATTCCTATGATGCCCCGCATAGCCTCGGAGATGGTTCTTAGACCGGGATTAATCTGCGCACCACCCTGTTGTTGCGGAACGCCAGGAGTATTTGGGTCAACGTTGTAAAACTGGACGGGATCTGAATTGGTGTTCAATGTTTGGAGCTGTAGCTCATGCCCAGCAGCCTGCGCCATCGTCATCCAGTACTTCGCCCTCGGAGCGAGCGCACCTTCTTCAATCTCACGCGAGAGGGAGTAGTTCAGGACTCGCTGAGAATCCATCAACTTTTCCACTGCTCCGTAGTAGATCGTCTTGTTCTCAAGTATTTTGAAGTTGGCATACACTGGAACGACAGGGAGATAGCAAAATGCCGTATCTTTGTCGTCTTCCAACCAATCTGAAGCGTCAAATAGCCGAGAGCAAATCTTCTTGTATTTGCGAGTCCGCCGCCTGACCTCTGTAACGCCAATTGAAGATAGTTCATCAACGATTGAATCAAAGTCCTCAGTGACTTCGTGAACCTGGCCGTTGCTCATCAGCACAAGTTCTCTCATTTCCTCCTCGACGTAGAGCAACTCACCGATAACTATGACCTCGGCCTTGTCGTAATAAGCGTCACCTTCGCGGTCGTCACTAACACTCGACCCCGACCCTTCCGGCCAGCGAGCGTAATATTCTTCGGTGGAGATCGGATGGAGAACAAAACAAAATCGTGCGTCAGACTTGTCCTGAAGTATCGCGCTCGGATCAAACCAGACGCGATCAATCGCGTTCCCAATCGGCTCAATCAACAAATCTTGGTCGAACGAATTGTCGTCAGCAAACTTTTGCACGACTCGCCAAGCATCGTATCCACAGGTCACAGCCCCTCTACCTGCTTGCGAATAAACGTAGGATGCGTTTGAAATGGTCTCTAGGTTTCGGATGATTCCATCGTAGACCTCTGCAACATCCTTGCTTGCATTGCCTCCCGCTGGGGACACCCTGATATCAAAGTCAGCCTGTTCGATCTCTCCTGCGATCTGATCTACGATTGGCGAAGCCATGTCGAATGTGTAGCGCGGCTTGTTTATGTTGTTGTTCCACCAATACGGCTCCCACTGACCGTCCCGCTTGGAAACAAACAAGTGCGCCTCTCGCGCTTTCTCTCGGTTGTCGTGGTCAGCCCATTGCGCCGCTTTGAGCAGATTGATTACCGCGTCGTGAGAATCGTATTTGTCCTCGGACTCATAGCTCGCTTCTTCGGCCTTTTTGCTTGAGTAGCTTTCGTCCTCGGAGTCCATTTCGGAGCCGTTTTCGTAGTCAGCCATTACCTACCCCATCCCGCGAATTTGATTTGTTGAACCTGCGCCTTTTGCTTGGGCGAAAACATACTCATCATGAGGGAGTCACCCATGTTTGGCGACGGAAGCTGATAGGGCTTCTTCGCCATTTCTAGCTTGCTCATGATCTGAATCTTACCATTATTGTTCCGTTTCAGGGGAATACGGCAGACTTCTGCTCTTAACTGGTCAAGTGTTGAGATGTCAGATGACAGGGAAATCATGTCATCAGGGTTGGTGTATTTCTTCTGCTCCACCGCCCGCCAGGTAGCCTCGAACCGCTCTCGGAGCTTCCACCAGTATTGAGCGCGTTTGTTGAAGAAAGTGTCACGGTTGGTGCGATGCTGCTCCGTACCGCTAGCGTAGATCGTCTCAGGGTCGTCCGGTGTTTCCGATCCTTTAAACATCCACCACTGAACCTTCGTGCCGGTCAGAGCCGTTTCGACCTGTCTTTTGAGACTGATACCCATCCCGTCGCAGTCCCAAACAAACCAATCCGCTCCGGCTTTCCTAGCCCCTTCGAGCGCCCAATCCATCCCCTCATTCGAGTCGCCAGTGACCTTCTCACCAACTTCCAGAACCACCGACCCCCTGCGGATCACTAAGCCCTTCGTATCGCCGCCTTCATCAGAAGGATCGTGGGCCGCAATGATCGCACCCTCCGGCCGGAATCCCAGCTTCTGGTGGGCGTCGATGGCGGCGTCGAACCACTCCACAGGGATAATGCAGTCCTCGACCTCGTCGTAGTATTCACCCAACCAAATGTGTCGATACAGCGCGGAGGACAGGGTTGCCTGATCGTGCGCCCGTTCTGATTCTAGGACTTGCGGAAAGAACGGGTTATCGTCGTAGTTCACCCACAGGACAAGATGCAGATCATCTTCGTAGTATTTGTCCCGCCGCAGCTCCTTCTCCCACGGTTTGATAAACCGCTGAGAGAAAACGTCCGAGCTATGTCTAGGGTTGCCGGTCATCCAGATTTCGGACTCCTCGGTTCTCAAGGTTGGGGTTAAAGCCTTTAACGATTCAAAGCTGATCGTTTGCGCTTCCTCAACCCAGAACCTTTGAAAGCCATGCATACTCTTGATGCCTTCAGGGTTTCTTGCCAGCCCCCGGAACTTAAAAGCGTCCTGGCCTTCGTGCTGAATCGAGGTTGACTGCGTTTTGAACCCGGAAAGGTTTAGCCTTTCAATCTCAGCCGACAAAAGACTTTGAACCGAGTCGTCCATCGTCACCTGGAACTCCCGAAAGCACCCAGTCTTGATGCCCTTCGTCTGAGCGTCCATCAAGCAGATATCACCGACCGTCTGGGATTTTCCAGACCCCCTACCACCTATGATGATTTTGAACCGCTTGGGCTTCTGAACCAACGGCAGAAGCCGCCGCGGTATGGTCATCTTAGGCATCGACTACCTTGATCGTCCATTCCTGCTTAATCGGCCCGCCTTCCGCGCCGGTTAGCTCTTGCTCGGTTTTGTCGCGGTATCCCGCGTTGTTTTTCAACCAGAAGATTGACCCAGTACAGGCAGACCCATGAAGGTTTTTCTCGACTGCAATCTCTACTCGCTGCTTTGCTCTTTTTACTATCGCAAAAAATTCGTCTCTTTCTTGATAGTTGCGGAGACTTTCCGTAGTCATTTCAAGATGATAGGCGAGACCAGAGATCAGCGGCGGGTTGTTGTCGTCGCATTGCGCAAAATAGCTATCGATCGCCTTCTGTAGTTCTTCAGGCGTTTTGAATTTCATCGGTCTACCGGCTGGCATTATTCGAGCTTCCCCCGCTTCTTCTTGGCCCGTCGTGCTACATCCAGAGCAATCGCAACAGCTTGCTTCTGGGGTTTGCCCGACTTCATCTCCGTCTTGATATTCTGGCTGACCGTCTTTTGGCTGTAGCCTTTCTTCAATGGCATAACATTTCCCTTTACTTTTCGCCCAATATGCTTTACGGTTCCTTTCCCAACACAATGGAGGTTATATGTTTATTGTACTTTTTTCAATCGCTTGGGTTTTCGCGGTACGCTGGCTTATCACTGAATTGAAGGATGACTACCTCCCGCCATACCTTTGACAAGCCGTTCACGACCGATTGCCTGATCGAAGTGCCCACATTCAAAACAGTACCAGCCTCTGCGGTAGGGTTTGCAAGGTTGCATCATGCCATCTTCGTCAATACTGGCGGCGATAATTTCTTCGGCATCTGCTTTGCATTTTGGGCACGATTTTAAGTTCATAGAAACCCTACCACAGTTACGTTCGGCACCCCATCGAGGTTTGCCTGCTGAATTCGCTCATGCTCGGCTTTATAGTGTTTCGTGATTTCCTTTAAACACTTCTTGAGACCGTGCTTCGTGTTCTCGGACTTCTCGCGGATGATCTGAGCAACGTCGGCTCCGAGGAACTCCTCGAACCACTGGGCTTTTTCATAAGGTCGAGAGTCGATGAACGAATGACAACCGTAGCAGAGGGCCGCCACGTTCAACGGATCGAAGCGGGTAGCCCACTTGCCCCTCGTCATGAAATGAGCGCAGTGAAGCCCCTGTGAGCCGGGATCATGCTGCGCGCCGCAGCGTTGACACTTCCACTTTGCCGCCTCTCGGACGCACCTTGAAAACCAACTGTCTGCTGCTAGTCGCTTGATGAACATTCAAACCTCGTCGGCCATGGTGGGGGAGTGATTCCTAATCTCTGGGAAAGTGCCTGCCCTACAATCTGGCAGACCTCGCTGGGTTCTACGGTATTCATTTCCTCCGTCGAGGTCTTGCCGGTCAGGGATTCCAGAACCGGCTTGTAAAAGGTCTCCTTTACCGAGTGCTTCGACCACCTTGAAGAAATCCCTGCCTTCGCGTATTTCCTAAACCAAACCGTTTGATCGAAACCAGCGGCGTTCAGTTCATCCGCGAGCAACTCTAACCAGCGGTGCAGGGAGTTCCTCTGCGTT